CTCGCCCGCACCCGGCACGTCCCCGCCGCGACGCTGCTGCGAGACCAGCTCGCCGCCGCGGCGCGACCGTCGTGGCGCGTGCTCGCGGCGATGGGGCTGGTATTGGGCCTGATCGTCGCGCTGGCGGTGCTCACCGCCGCCGACCGGCCACTTGCGCTCGGTTTCGTCGCCGCAACCGCCGCGTTGATGGCGGGGCTGTGGGGGATCGGGCTGCTGCTGCGTCGCGGGCTGGCCCGCCTGCCTCGGCCCGCCGCACCGCTGCTCCGGCTGGCGCTCGCCAACCTCCACCGCCCCGGCGCTGAGACCGACCGGCTGGTGGTGGCGCTGGGGCTGGGCTTCTCGCTGTTCGTGGCGCTTGCCGCGATCGACACCAGCCTGTCGGCCGAACTCGCGGGCGCCGCCCCGGCCAAGGCGCCGCGCTTCTTCGCGGTGGACCTGCAACCCGCCGACGCCGCCCGCTTCCGCGCCGCCGTGACGGCCGCCGCGCCGGCCGCCCGGATCGAGGCGGTACCTTCGCTGCGCGGGTCGATCACCGCGGTCAAGGGCGTGGCGGTCACCCGGTTGCGCATTCCGGAGGGTGCCTGGGTGTTGCGCGGCGACCGCACGCTGACCTGGTCCGCGACCGTGCCCCCGCGCAACGTGGTGGTCGCCGGCCGCTGGTGGCCGCGCGACTATCGCGGCCCTCCGCTCGTCTCGATCGAGGACCGCGCGGCCGCGGCGCTGGGGCTCAAGGTCGGCGATGCGATCACCGTGTCGGTGCTGGGGGTCGACGTCCCCGCCCGGATCGCGGCGCTGCGCCGGATCGACTGGAGCGCGCTCGGCCTCAACTTCGCGATCGTGTTCTCGCCCGGCTATATCGAGGAAGCGCCCCATGCCCTGCTTGCCAGCATCCAGGCGCCACCCGGCCGCGACGGCGCGATCGCCCGCGCGGTGGCGGCCGCGCTCCCTTCGGTGACGATGATCCGCGTCGGCGACGTCATCGGCCAGGTCGGCGCGGTGCTGGCGCAGGTCGCGGTCGCAATCCGGGTCGCGGCGGGTGTCACCGTTGCGGCGGGCGTCGCCGTGCTGGTCGGCGCGGTGGCGGCTTCCAGCCGCGCCCGGCGCTACGACTCGGTGATCCTCAGGCTGCTGGGGGGCAGCGGCCGGCAGGTGCTGGGCGCACAGGCGATCGAATGGGCGCTGCTGGCGCTGCTGCTCGCAGGCGTCGCGCTTGCGGTCGGTACGCTCGCGGGCTGGTACGTGGTGGTCGAGGTGCTGGCGCTCGGCTGGGCACCCGGCTGGCGCACGATCACGCTGACGCTCGCCGCAGCGATGGCGACCACGATCACCATCGGCCTGGCTGGCAGCCTCCCCGCCCTGCGCGCCCGCCCCGCCGCGGCGCTGCGTTCGTTATGAGGGGAATGGAGCGGGTGAAGGGAATCGAACCCTCGTCGTAAGCTTGGGAAAGCTATGCCGTGAAGCGCTGCACTCCACAAATACTCACGTCGTCGCCCGCTCTGGCTGGGAACATAAGGGCGTAATTGCAAGAACATTCCTGACGTTCACCGCACTTGCACCGCACGCCTGGGCGGCTGCACGATGACGGCGCGATCGCTTCACGAGATCGCAACCGGCAAGACGGCAAAGGCTCACCGCACTGGCCAACCCGTCCGGCGTAACAGCAAGAAGCTGGGCAGCTTCGAAACCCGCTATTGGAGCCGGTTCGACCCGGCTGAGCGAAACGCGCGGATGCGTGCGGCCGAGATGCACGACCGGGCCACGAAGCAGAAGGGCATGCGCAATGGTGCCCTTGGCCATGTCGCCCTCGAGGTCCTGCGCGAGATGATGCGGATTATCGACTTCAAAACCGGGCGGCTTGAGCCGGCGATCGAGACCATCTGCGCCCGCATCGGCCGGTCGAAAGATGCCGTGACGAAGGCCATGGCGCGCCTGAAGGGGGAGGGCTTCCTGGACTGGACGCGACGCGTGGAGCCGATCGAGAACCCGGATCCGTTCGGCCCACAAATCCGACAGGCAACGAACGCCTATGTGCTTACGCTGCCAAAGGCTGCGGCTGACTTGGTGCGCCGGCTCCTCCGTCGCCCCACCGAAGTCCAGCGCGACGCCGCCCATGCCAGGGACGTCCAAGCACGCGCGCATGTAGCCGCGAGTAAGCACGACACGGCCGAGCAGGTCGCTGAGGCGATCGCGGCTGATACACCTATCGGCCGCGCACTCCGCTCTTGTGGAGCTGCTCTCGATCGCATGAACGCGAGTCAGGCGAGCGGGAAGAACCCGACCCTTCAAGGAGAAGGATAAGAGGAATGGCCTAGCTTGAGGCTAGGCCATGAGCTGATTTGATTGTCCCCCTGACGAAACCGTCTCGGCACACGAAACCGACCGCTGCGTGGCAACGGTGGAGCGTGGCGGCTTGCGCCGCCCCGGGCTGCCTGAGGGGGGACGAGCACGAACCGTGCCACCGTCCCCCAGCCGCGTGCGCGCGGAAGCGACTTGGCTGCATCATTCCGCATCACAAAGGGTACGGGATGGGGCCTCTCTCCGGCCCTCGTGCCGTCAAGGGGGCATCGTGCATCAAATGCGACACAGAAAGCTTGCGGGCGAGGCGGGGGGAATAGCGCCGCTTTCGGGGTCGCGACGGTGCCTGGCCCGGACGGCCAGCCTCGGGCGGCGGGGGTCGGTTCCGGGGCGGCGGTGGGCGGCTCGCGACCGGCCGGGCCACCCTACCCCCGCAGCCTGCGCATCAGCATCTTCCAGCCGCGGTCATCGGCGGGGAAGAAGCGATCGACTGTCGCCGGCTTCTCGGTCGGCCGCGCGGATCCCGCCTTGTCGCCGCATCGCGTGCAGCGAAAGCGGTCGAGCGCGGACTGGCCCATGAAGCGGTCAAGCGCGTCGGACCAGCGATGCAGACGGAAATAGGTGCACGTGTCATACGAGCCGACAATCCCTGCATGGTCGCAGTGCCCGTTCCGGCATCGCAACTCGATATTCATCCCGTGCCGCACGAAGTCGTGCAGGCAGTCGAAGCGCTTGCCGGTCATGCGTCGTGCTGGTGGTCCAGGCTCTTTACCGCGGTGGTTGCCAGTTGAAGGTAGATCGTCCGCCAGTAGGGCGGGCAGTCGGTCCAGGGGCGATCGTCGAGCGTCCCATGGCGCCGGCTTTCCCAGAGATCGCCGGCAAGGCCGTCGACCAGCGCGTCCCGGTCATTGCTGGTGCAGAGGCGGCAGCGGGGCATCGGTCAGTGCAGCCGGTTCCGGCTCATGGCCGCCGCGGCATCGATCAGGTCGCACAGCGTGCCCGCCTCGCGCTCGTCGTCACACCCGGCCAGGCGATCCTCCAGGTATGCGACAGCATCGGCCGACGACCCCAGTTCCTGGATCAGCTCGGCGGCGATCTCAGCAGGCTCGGGGCAGCGATGGGCAGTGGCAGGCATAGGCATCTCCGACTCGGGAGCGCATATGTTCCGCCTTTGTTCCTAAATGGCAACCCGCAGGCTTAGCCGCGCCGCGTCGGAAACACCGGCCCCTCCACCGTCATCAGCTCGGCCGGGTACGGCTGCTGGAGAGCGACCGCATCCTCATAGCTGCCACGCAGCCAGCGGTCCCAGCCGGCCTCGGGCAAGATCGTAATCATGGCCTTGGGATGGATCGGCGCCACCAGCGTGTTCGGATCGCAGGTGACCATGGCGAAGCTGGGGCCCTTGGCCGTGACCTGCCAGAAGCCGGCGATCGCGAAGACGGACTGGTCGGCGACGTGGAACCACATCTCCCCCTTGATCGGCTTGCCGGGCCCGACTTGGTGCGTGTCGGGCGTCCACTCGCAAAAGCTGGTCAGCGGGACGAGGCACCGGTTGCCCGGTTCGGCCGCGAGCCTGCGCCATTGCGGAAGCGCAAGGTTGCGGACGTTGGTCATCGGCCAGGGCGCCTGCCCGCCCAGCACGTCCCAGGCCATCAGGTCGACCACGCGCCGGTCGCGCTCCTCGCGCACCACATAGGCCTTCGCCTTGGGGTACAGCTCGCGGGGATCCGCGTTCGGCCGCGCGATGTCTGCCGCCCAGCTGCTGCCGAAGCGCTCGTGGATCGTCTCAGGCTCGCCATGGAAGCGCGCGCGGTTGCACATGCTGGTCTCGACTCCGTGTGGACGGGCACCCATACCCGCTCGGGCACTCGGGAGACAGGTGATGGCGGACGATCTGGCGGGCGACTGGTACCTCTTCCTCGGCGAGGGCGTCCCCAACCCGGCGATGATGCCGCGCTACACGCTGCGGGCCGGCAAGGTCTTTCATGGCGCTGAGCCGACCGAGGTCGGCACCTACGAGGTCACGCAGGGGCTGCTGGAGGTCACATTTGCCGACGGTAGCTTCGTGGGGCGGCAGGTCGATCCGACCGATGCGACGCTGAGCGGCACCTTCGTCGACGAGGCGGAGGACGGCACCAGCGAGCCCGCGCTGCTGCTGCGGGCGACGGAGCAGCCGACCAATCATTGAGGCGACAACCGGGACGGATACACCCTCCGTCCCGGTCGCGCTTTTGCCTCGGTAGAGCGCTGCCGGACAGCCCGGCCATGCCCCGGCCGTACCCCGAGCCGCGAGTTTTTCGTCGCGACCCAAATAGTGCTTGCCAATACACGTCGCGACGCTTATTCAATGTGCATCAGCCAAGCACGGCTGATCCGGGCCCCCGCCGGTCAACCAGGGCAGGAGAAGACCGATGACCAAGACCTTCACCGCGATCGACTGCGACGGCGCCATCCTCTACACCGGCCGCGGCAAGACAGGCGCCGCCCAAAAGGCGATCGATGCGCTGACCAGCTACCGCGCTGCGGTAGCTCAAGGCTCCGGCTTCAAGTACGGCCTGCCCGGCACCCTCGGTCACATCACGGTCGACGGCGTCGCCGCCGATGGCACCTCCGGCTACTACGCCGAGGATCTGGTCCGCTGACATGGCCGATGCGATCGAAGGGGAAGCTCCTCTGCAAGGCGGGCCTCCACCAAAGCCGCGCGATCCCATCTGGGACCAGGCCGGGCCGGTGTTTCACTGGCTCGGTCTCGGCCGCTTCCCGCCCGAGGGCCTGCACGGCCAGCGACGCCAAGGCATCACACGCCGCCACACGCGCTACACGGGCACAGACGGCGTGGGCTTCGCGAGGGCACTCGTCCGCAGCTACCCGGCCAATCGTGAGAAGCGGCTGATGGCGCTTCTCAGGCCCCAGCGCCTCGACGACCAGCTCTGGAGGATGATCTACGCGGTCATGGTCACGGGCGGGCCGATCAGAGTCTACCCGCTGGTCAAGAGCCTGACCAAGCTGGTGTCGGATCACAAGACGGCCGACGTTGAGGCGGTGCGACTGTACCAGCTCTGGTCGTCGGGCGCTTACGGGGTCGCAAGAGAGGAAGGAGCAGAGAGCTGATGTCTGACACTCCCCGCCGGCGCGGTCGCCCGTCGCTGGGCGATGAGGCCGCCAAGACGGTCGGCATCCGGCTTACCCCGGCGACGCGGGCACGTATGCGTGCGGACCCGCGCACCCCGGAGCAGATTATCCTGGCCGGCCTGGACGTCGCGTCGTGAGCAAGAGCAAGGGCAGGACTGGCGCGCGAGGCCGTGCGAACATCCCGCCTCTGCCTACGCCGGAGGCGGTGGAAGCAGCACGACGCACTGTCACGCAATGCGAAGGGCGGCTTGCCGAACTCGCCGCTGGCCATCCGTCGGCCAAGGTCTGGCGAACGCGCCTGCGAGATGCGCAGGCGATCGTCGCGCGGGCAGCTGCCACGACAAACCCATGACCGACGACGACTTGGTCGAGTGCAGGCTCTGCGGCCGGCGCTGGCGCTCGCTGGGCCACCATCTGCGGTGGGGACACGGCATGTCCGCGAATGAGTACCGCGACCGCTTCGGTATCCGTCGGACGAAGCCCCTGACCAGCACGGCTACACGCGCGCGCTTCTCAGCGTCCATCGCCACCACCATCGAGGCCGGCAAGCTGGAGGAACACCTCGCGGGCAACACGGACCGAGCGTCCAGAGCTGGGCTCGCCGGCCTCGCGGCGAAGCGCGCTCTGCGAGCGCAAGGTGTCGATCTGCCACATGGGACGGCGCCGACTCCGCGCGCGGTCATCGAGAACATTGTCATCGCGATCGAGGCCGGCGATCTCGTCGCGACCGCGGTGAAGCGAGCAGGTCTCGCCTACTCTGCATACCACGCCAACCTACTGCGCTTTCCAGATCTCAAGAGCCGGCACGTCGCGGTCCAGCCCCGCCGCTGGCAGCGACGCAAGGCGCTCAGGACACCCGACCGGGACGGATAACCCCTCCGTCCCGGTCAGAGTTTCCCCTCGGGATATAACGGGCGCGCGGCCCGCCCGTACCCCGCATTAGCCTTGCGCGGATGATTGTTCTCGCTGACCTCAGCCAGCGTTCTGGGCCGTCGCCTGCGCCGCTCGCGCCAGCTGCTCATCCTTATACCGCTGCGCTAAGTCGCCGTTGAGCGGAATGACTATCTCGCAGGTTTCCGCCAGATCACGCCGAACCGCGCGCGGAAGTCTGCCCTGCGCCTGACCGTGATATGGATTGCCATCTTCGGGTACATGACTCACGCCGAAGCCCGCAGCGGTGAGCCGTCCCACGCTGTGAGCGACAAGGCCGACCGCACGTCGTACTCTGGGATATGCGTGAGTAAGCGACCGATCGTCAGCCAGCAGCGCTTCTTCAAGATCAACAGAGATCGTGCCATCTCCCTGTGCTCTGAACGCGCCCGGCGAAACTTTCCAGCAGTTCTCAGCAGGATCAAACACGACTTGCTCGGGCGCCTGTAGCGTCCGAAGGGCGCGGTATCTCGCCTCCAACTCGGCTAGCGGCACGACGAGTGCTTAGGCCGTAGCCGCAAGCTTATCCGCGGTGAGACGCTTCGCCCACTTTCTGAGCAACTCTACTGCCTTACCGTCTGATGCAGATACCTCGTGCTTGCTTTCTCGATCCAAGGCCCATCCCTCAAGACATCCGTCTGCTTCGATGCTCAGCTCGAAACGAGTATCGGTCAGCCACCATTCAAGCTGCAACGCTCCGTCAGCGCAGGGTACAGCAGCCGGCGGGGCTGGATGCGTAATGCCGTCAAACACAAGGGATAGGATGCTGTCAGCCTTCGCGATTGCTCTCTCAGACATTCCAACGGAGCCGGCGCCGTCCCAACCGTCTACAAGCCGCCTCAGACGTGATAAGCGATCAGACGTGACTTGGCGCCACTGCAGCTTGTCGCAAGTGGCATGAACTTCCACGTTGGCCTGCTCCCCTCGGGATGCTGTTCGCCTTGCGAAATCGACGCGAACAACGTTGTCCCAAGCGAGCGCAATGAGGTTTGCCTCGAAGCCGGTGCTGACGATCGGCGGCGCGTATGGCGTGTGGTCGTACACCGCATTTGTGAGGGCCGCTGGCATCATGGCTTGGCCAATATGGCACATGCGTCAGGATTCACCAGAGTGCCGTAAATTTTGTGGGCAACCTGCTGCCCGGACCGAAAACGGCGGTCCAGTTCATCCGCATCGACGCGGCCAGCATCGAAACGCACGACAGTTTGCAGGTTCGAAACGACCTCGCCTGACGCTGTAGCCACTAGACCGGAGATGGTCGTCTGTACGTTCCCGGTTAGTGCGTCGTCGTCCTCTTTCAGCAGGCGCTGATAGCTCAGTTGGAGCCGATTGAACTTAAATTCCTCAATGGATTGCACACAACGGAAAACGTCACCTAGTGTCCGCAGCATCACACCATCTTTTATCATTAGAAACGCGTCGGTGTACACGATCTCGGCCGCAGCAGGTTCGACCGTTTCCGTTGCTCGCTTACCAAAGAAGGTGATCACCTCTTGGACCACAGCCAATGCTCGCTTGAGAATCGCCGAAAAACCAGGATATTCTGGGTCGTCAGACAGGGATGAAGCGCGTTGCCAACCCACGGAAACCCGATCATCTTGTAGGAAGATGAGGCCAGTCAGATCATCGGATACTAGTTGTAAACGCGGCAAGCCGAGGGGATTGTCCAAAGTCTCAACAGTGGGGTCTGGGTTCATCGCTCCAGCTCGGCCCACCTGCGCGAAAATGGGGTAGTCTGCTAGAAAGTGGGCCCGCAGATCTGCCCAATCTACAATCGTGAGACTTTGCACCGCGGGTTTCAGCTGAACCGTCAGAAGCAGTTGGACGATCGGTGGCTGGTGGGTCATCTAGGCGTGCTCATAGGCGTCAAGTGCTACCCGACCGTGAAAAGGAGTCAATCGCTGGTCGCACTGCACGCTCAAGTCGCATCGCAGATGGGACGCTAACCGAACTAAGGCCATCGCGTCTTCTGCAGAGGGGTGAGGGCAGAGTTAGCCGTAGCGCCCGATGCGTAATGCATCGAATGCGCCTGAAAGTCGTCAGGCTCCGTAATGCCGGAGTAGCGGGACGGATGATCCCTCCGTCCCGGTCGCCGATTACCCCTTGGACAAACCGGATAGTGGCGGCCTCCGGTCCCCAGCCATACCCCGCTGCTCAGCCGCGGGTGCTCGCCTGCCCTAAGACTCGCTCGCAACCCAAAGCGGATCAGGGCGCTCTGGTGATGTCGCGGCGCCGCGAGTGTCGGGCGATCCTGGCGGCAGCGGCCAAGCCGACGCCGTAAATTGCGGTCAGGATCAGCTGCGCCCTTACCCCGTCATGGCAGAATGGGTGCGTCCCGAAGCAGGCGACCCAGGTGTAGGCGTAAAGGCAAAACAGCCAGAGGGCGGTCCAGAGCATGGCGAGCGTCGCCTTGAGGTTCCCGGCCACCCAGCGCTTCACAGGTCGATCCCGCGCCGCTCGCATTCCCCCGCGAGCATGTCCGCGGCTTCGTCCCCGGGCATCCCCTCCGTGGCGAGATACGCATCGTGCACCTCGCGATCGGTCATGTAGGATAGCTCGGCTTCCATCTGGTCGCGATCTGTTTCGGTCATCACTCAGGCCTGCGCCTCCCCGCTTGGAGTAGCAAGGACCGACGCGATGGGCCGATCAGCCCGCCGCCACCACCACCCGCTCCCGCCAGCGCACGGCCTCGACGCCGAGCACGTCATTGACCTCGGAGAAAGCCGCCTGGATCGGCTCGATCTCGGCGGGCCAGAACGTCTCCATCGCGTCCGCCGGCTTGCTCAGCGCCGATCCCTGCCGCGGCACGATGCCGAGCAGCACGGGTGGCACCCGGTGCACCGCCAGCACGTCGTCCCGCGTCGCATCCTTAATGCCCAGGAACTCGTCCTTGGCACCGGCCTCCGCGATCGGCAGCAGCTTGAGCGACCCCTCCTTTGCATTGGGCGCATGCACGAAGAGGTTGCGGAAATTGCCCGGCCCCTTGGTCCCCGCCAGCGCCCTCTTGAGCGCGTCGGTGTCATTGGGGTCGATCTCGCCCGTCGCGTAGAGGATGTACCCGGCATGGGAGCCATTGAGGTAGTAGCGCCGGCGGAACAGCGTCGCGGCCTCGTTGAGCAGCGCCGACTGGATCGCCGACAGATACTGCGGCACCCCGTACAGCTCCTGGCTGATGTCGGGCATCGCCAGGTGGACCACGCCCGGCGCCAGCTCGGCCGCGTCGCGCATGCCCGGCACCCACCAATACTGCCCGTCAACCAGCCCGCGCCGGGTGTAGCGCGCCATTGCATGGCGCAGCGCGATCGGATTGCCGAGCAGCGACCGGGTCGGCTCGAAATAGGCATTGCCGAAGATCAGGTAATCCAGCGCCGCCTTGCGAAACGTCGTCCGGCTCAGCAGCGGCGTCGGCTCAAGCGACGCGGCGAGGAGGTTGACCTTGTAGGTGATCGCGGACTCGTGGTGCGGCGAGGCGCGGAACGCCCGCGCCAGCCCGTCGAGCGGCAGGGGCGGTTCGTACCAGCGGCCGTTGTGCCAGCATTCGAGCAGGTCGAGCAGCTGGCGCCGGTCGAGCACCGGCTCCGGATCGCCGAAGCTGAAGGCGTCGATCGCGCCCTGCGCCGTAAGGCTCGTGCCGGCGTCGATAGCCGTAGATGCCGCCGAAGCCGTCGCCTGCGCCGACATCCGCCGCGCCCTGCTCTTCCCCACCGAAGATCTCCATGGTCATGCCCGGGCGACGCTGTCCGTCGAGCGGTTCGTTGATGAAAATGTGCATCGCCGCCCAGGCCAGGTCGGCATGGCCCACCTCGTCGGTCCGGCTCGCCTTGAAGGTGATCGCGCGACCCGATCCGGTCAGCGCCTTCTTGATCGACAGGAATGCGGATTGCAGGTCGATCCAGCTGCCGTCGAACTCGACGCGCTGGCGCGAGAAGGTGTGCTGGGCCTTCATCACCATCGCGGCCTTGCCCTCCAGCGAATATTCGATCCGCTTGAGCCCCCGCACCTTGCCGTCGAGCAGCTGATACACCGCCGCACCGACGCCGTTCGCGTCGATGCCGAGATAGGTGCAATTGTAATGGGCGAGCCGTGCCAGCACGAACCGCGCCTGTTCTTCGAAGTCGCCGCGGATCTGGTGGCGCTCCAGCAGTCGGAACCGTCCCTCGGGCCCGGAGGGCGGCAGCGCGATCACCAGCGCCGCGTTGTCGCCGTCCTGGCTTTCCTGCGGATCATATCCGGCCCACACCTCGCGCTCGCCGACTGGGCGTGCCGCCAGCGGCTGCACGTCCGTCCAGTCCACCCCGGCATCCACCGTCGCGCGTTGCAGCTCGTTGAACTTGAAGGCCGACAGGCTGTCGTCGACGAACTGGCACATCAGCAGGTTGGCGAACTCGTCGGGCGCATACTCGACGCGCAGCTCGTCGACGTCGAACAGGTCGCACCCGCGTGCCGCGGCGTCCTCGATCGTCACGATCTGCCGCCAGACCTTGTCATCGCACAGGACGCCGGCGGCCAGCCGGGCGTGCGTGGTATCGATCTCGATCCGATCGGCCTTCTTGACCCGCCGGTTGCGCCGATCGCCGGTCCAGTACGGATGCGCCTGGTGCGCGACCGACGAGGGGGTGGAAAAGTAGGTCCGGCGCCAGCGCTTGTGCATCGCCATCGCGCTGGCGACCTTGTTCAGCTCCTCGAAGCCATAGGTCCAGAAGAACTCGTCGAAGTAGAAATTGCCGTGGTAGCCCTGCGCGGTACGCGCGTTGGTGCCCAGGAAGATCAGCTCGGCCGCGGGCTCGCCGTCGGGGATCGTGTCGGCGGTCAGCACGATCGGGTCGCCCTGTAGCTTGACCCCGACCCGCGCGGCGAACTGGACGATGTACCCGCGGAAGATGTGCGCCTGGTTCTTCGACGCCGACAGGAAGATCTGGTTGCCCCCGCCGCGCAGCGCGTCGAGCAGCGCCTCGCGGGCGAAGTACCAGGTCGCGCCGATCTGGCGCGACTTCAGGATCATGCGGGTGCGCTCGCCCTTGGCGGCCCACCAGTCCTCCTGATAGCCGAACAGCTCGTCGGCGAAGATTGCTTCCAGCTGCTCGACCTGCTCGGTCGTGAAGTGGTTCTTCTTCGCCGGCTTTTTCTCGCCCGCGTTGCGGTTGGCGATCCTGTCGTTGAGGTCGCCGGAATGACCGCCGGGCGCCTCGTATCGACGCACCCGAGCGGTCGCGACCACCTGCCGCATCAGCAGGTCGACCTCCTTGTAATCTGCGCCGGTCTTCTGCTCCTTGGCGATCAGGGTGTTGAGCCGGCACTCCAGCGCGTCCTCGATCTTCGACAGCGAGGGCGCGTCGTCCCACTTCTCGCGCTGCTTCCACGCCTCCACGGTCGGGCGCTTGAGCCCCAGATCGTCCGCGATCTGGGTGACGCCCCAGCCTCGCCAGTAGAGCGACCGCGCCTGTCGTCGTGCGTCGACCGGGATCGGAAAGGTCGACGCCGGCAGCGGCATTCCGGCGTCAGGGGGCAGAAGATCGGCCATCGGGCGCGACCCTAGTCACGCCTCCCGCCACGCCCCGACGCCCTCGTCCGGTAGAGCGCGGTCCTACCGGACGCCCCGCTGGCGTTCGCCCCCGCCCTCCCTGTCTATCGCCTCGTCACGCGCCGGATGGCGCCAGGAGCGAACAAGGGACCCGACCCGCCATGGCCAAGAGCAAGTTCTTCCGCGCTTTCGTCGAGGGCGACACGATCAGCGACGGCCGCAAGGTCACCGCGGCGATGATCGACCAGGTGGTCGAAACCTTCAATTTCGACACCTACGGCCCGCGGATCAACGTCGAGCACTTCAAGGGCTTCTCGCCCGAGCCGCCCTTCAACGGCTATGGCGACGTCATCGCGGTGCGCGCCCAGACCGACGCGATCCAGATCGCCGGCACCGCCGAGCAGCGCCGCGCGCTCTACTGCCAGGTCGACGGCAACGCGCAGCTCGAGAAGCTCGCCAAGGCGGGGCAGAAGCCCTACCCCTCGGTCGAGCTGACCCCCAGCTATGCCGGCACCGACAAGGTGGGCCTGATCGGCCTCGCCTTCACCGACAGCCCCGCCTCCATCGCGACCCAGAAGCTGCAGTTCTCGCGCTCCGCGCCGGGCACGCTGCGCGCCCATGGCGAGGCGGAAGTCGCGCTGGAGTTCGAGGCCAGCCCGGCCGATGCGGCCGATCCCGCCAAGGTCGAGGGCACCATCGCCGGCTTCTTCTCGGCGCTGACCGCCAAGCTGCGCGGCACCGACATCCAGTCGCCCCCGACCCCGCCGACGCCCCCGCCCGCCCCGGCCAACGACAACGGCTTTGCTGCCTTCGCGACCGAGCTGGCGGGGACGGTCGCGCAGGCGATCGCCGCGGGCGTCAAGCCGGTCGCCGACGCACAGACCGCGATGCAGGCGGAGTTCGCCACCATCAAGGGCCAGCTCGCACAGACGCCGGCTCCGCAGCAGCAGTACCAGCGCACCCCCGCCACAGGCGGCAGCGGTGCGGTCCTGACCGACTGCTGATCCAGCTCCTCACGCCACCCGCCCCCGACCGCCACAGGATTCCCGCCCCATGCACAATGCCCTGAGCATCGCCGCCCGCGCCGCCTACACCGGAATGCTGGGTCAGATCGCCACCCTGAACGGCGTCGCCGTCGAGGACGTCCGCGGCGGCACCGCCTTCGCGGTCGCGCCTGTCGTCGAACAGAAGATGGAGGAGGTGCTCCAGCAGCAGAGCGACTTCCTGTCCAAGGTCAATCTGGTCACCGTCAAGGCACAAGAAGGGGCCAAGATCGGCCTGGGCGTCACCCGCCCGATCGCCAGCCGCACCCTGACCAACAGCGCCACGGGGGTGAAGCGCCGCCCCATCGACCCGACCGACACCGGCGATCGCGGGCGGTATTTCTGCGCCCAGACCAACAGCGACACCTCGATCAAGTACGCGAAGCTCGATATGTGGGCGCACCGGCCCGAATTCCAGACGCTCTACCGCGACACGATCCTCAAGCAGCAGGCGCGCGACCGGATCATGATCGCCTGGAACGGCGTCGCCCGCGCCGACACGACCGACGTGGTCGCCTACCCGCTGCTCCAGGACGTCAATTTCGGCTGGCTCTACAAGATCCGTACCTACGCCCCGACCCGTCACATCGCGGGTGGGGCCTTCGCCGCCGCGACCCGGAACGGCCAGGGCGTGGTCACCGCCAAGGGCAAGATCTACGTCGCGGCCGGTACGCCCGGCACCGACGTCGACTTCGTCAACCTCGACGCGCTCGTCTTCGACGGGATCGAGGCGATGGACGAGTGGCATCGCGACGACACCGACATCGTCGTGATCGTCGGGCGCGACCTCGTCCAGGATCGCTTCCTCAACGTCATCAACGCCGCCGGCGACAAGGCGACCGAGATGGAGGCGCGCAACCGCATCCTTCAGCTGCCCAAGCAGATCGGCGGCAAGTCGGCGATCATGGTGCCGTTCTTCCCGGCCGACGCCATCCTCATCACCAAGCTCGATAACCTGAGCATCTACGTCCAGGAAGGCACCCGTCGTCGCGCGATCAAGGAAGCGCCCGAGTACGACGAGGTCCAGGACTATAGCTCGGTGAACGAATGCTACGTCGTCGAGGACTACGGCTGCACCGTGCTCATCGAAGGCATCACCCAGTCCAAGAAGCCCTGAGGGTCACCCATCGAAGCCGCACTTCGATGGCGCCCCTGATCGGCCCCGCCGATCCGCTTCTCGCCCGCCGTAGCCCGCTCTCCACAGGACCCGCAGCATGAGCCTCGTCCGCCAGCACCGTATGATGATGTCGGCTCTCCTGGCGTCCGCTCCTGCCATGGAGGGCGGGCTCGCCCCCGCTATCAGCGAAGGCGCGCAGCCCGACCAGCAGCCCGGCTACGACCGCGCGGTCGACGTCGCCGCGCGCCAGATCGCACTCCGCCTCAACCACGACCTGCGCCGGCTCAAGGAGATCAAGTCGGTCGCCAACAAGGTCGGCGCCAAGCGTGAGATGATCGGCGAATATGCCGGCTGGATCGCGGGCATTCTCGCGGCGGGCGGCGATGACGACGGCACCGCGCTCGCGCCGAGTGTCGCCGACGAGGTGCTGCCCACCGTCATGGTCTGGGCGATCGACACCGGCGACTGGGCCTATGCGCTCCGGCTCGCCGCGCACGTCCTGCGCCACGACGTCAAGCTGCCCGCCCGCTATCAGCGCGACGCGCCGACGCTGGTGCTCGAGGAGATCGCCGAGGTCGCGCTCAAGGCGCAGGCCCAGGGTCAGGCCTTCCCGCTCGACGTGCTGGAGCAGGTCGAGGCGCTGGTCGCGGGCATCGACATGCACGACGAGCCCCGCGCCAAGCTGCTCAAGGCGATCGGCACCGAGCTCGCCCGTGCGGCCGAGGGCGCGGAAGGGCTCGACGCCCGCCGCCTCACCCTCGACGCCATCGCCCAGCTCGGCGCCGCCCAGGCGCTCCACGACCGCGTCGGCGTCAAGACCCAGCTCCGCGGCCTGGAAAAGGCGCTCGCCGCCCTCCCCGCGCCGGAGCCGGCGACCGGCACCGACACCCCAACCGATCCGGCCGGCGACGCGCCGGCCGACACCGATCAGGCCGGCACCACGCCGGTCGCATAGGCTCGCCCCCCGGCGCTCGGGGGCGGATCGCGTGAGGCGGGAGACCCTCGGGTCGCAGGGCCGCCCTCAACCCGGTCCCCACCCCCGTAAACCGGGCGGGCGGCACGAAAGGACATCGCCCGTGCTCACCACCGTCCTCGTCGCCGCGCTTGCGATCCTCGCCGTGCTGGCGCTGGGCGTCGGTGCCTTTGCCGCGCTGGGCGGCGCGGTGCTCGCGACGGCGTTGCCCGCCGGCGACGTCGTTACCCTGCGCGCCCGGCCCTTCGGCCTCGTGATCGCGATCGGCGGGCTGATCGCCTTCGCGGTGTCGCTGATCTTCCTGATCGATCTGGCCCGCCTCTCGTGACCTTGGTCATCCCCCCGCTCGGACTCGCCGCGTGCGATCCGGCCGCCCCGCCGGTCGCGCCCGCGGCGGACCCGGTCGCGCATGACGGCTGGTTCCCCGGCGTCGACCTTGCCCGCGTCCGCGCCGAAGCGCGGCTGCGCGACGGCGTCACCCGCGACCGCCTGTGCGAAGCCGTGCTCGGCGCGATGATCTGGGTCGGCGAGCAGCTCGCCGCGTGGCAGATCGCCCATCTCGCGCTCGGCCGCGCGACGCTGGCCGCGGTGCCGACCCCGACGATCGCGGGCGAGCCGCGCCTTGCCATCCTCTATCGCCAGGCGGTCACCGCCCAGGCCAAGGCCCAGCTGGTCGAGCGCTACCGCGACGTCGACCTCACCGGCGCGGGCGACCGCCGGGTCGAGGAGCTGACCGACTCGGTCGGCGAGCTGCGCCGCGACGCGATCCATGCGGTGCGCGCGATGCTCGGCCGCACCCGCACCGACATCGAGCTGATCTGATGGCCGCCGCCGCGCCCGATCGGATCACCGCGCGCCAGGGGGACACGCTTGACGCGCTCGCCTGGCGCGAACGCGGCCTCGGCCCCGCCGACTGGCCGGCGCTGTTCGCGCTCAACCCCGGCCTCGCCGACCACGGCCCCGTCCTGCCGATGGGCAGCGAGGTCGCGGTGCCGCCTGCCTCCACCGCGCCCGCCGTCGCGCCCCGCGACCTTGTCCAGCTCTGGGATTGACCATGCCGACCATTGACCTCGCCCACACCATGGACGGCCTCCGGCTGGTGTCGCTGATCCTCGCGCTCGCGATGATCGTGTGGTGGACGCCCAGCCTGTGGCGCGTCCTGCGCGCTCGGCATCGCGGCCCTGATGCCACCCGCGCGATCTGGGTCACGCTCGCCTGGTCGATCCTGCTCTTCCAGATTCGCTGGCTCGGCCCCGACCTGACCGAAATGACCCGGATGCGGATCTGGGTGGTGGCGCAGGCGGCGATGGCGATGACCCAGATCGCGGCGATCTACCATCACGGCGTCAGCTCGCCCGACTTCCAGCCGCGCCGCACGCTGCTCGGCCATGTCGCGCTGGTGGTGCTCTGCATCGTCTTCGCCTGGACCGTGCGGTGAGCGCCGCGCTCGCGCTGCTGATCGACCTCGGGCCGCTGCTGTTCGGCCTCGTCGTCGGCACCCTCGCCAATTTCGGACTGGAGATCGACCGCGGCGAGCCGATCCCGCCGCGCAAGGTCTACGCGCACCTGATGATCCTCGGGCTGCTTGGGCTGATCGCCTCGGTCGGGTCCGAGCTGGTCCACGCCTCCGCCCAGATGCGCGCGCTCGCCGGCGCCGGCGCCGCGCTGCTCGGCGCCAAGCTCGCGCGCCGCTTCCTGGGCTGGAGCGAGCGCGAAGCCGAGCGCCGTCTGCCCCTGCCCCCGATGTCCAAGGAGGATCGCCCGTGAGGCTGCCCTACGACCGCGCCCGGCTGGAGGCCGAGCTGATCCGCGATGAAGGCGAGCGATTCAAAGTCTATCGCTGCACCGAGGGCAAGCAGACGATCGGCGTCGGGCGCAACCTCGACGCACGCCGTGCCGACGGCTCACTCGGGATCACCGCGGCGGAAGCCGGGGCGTTGGGCATCACCCGCGCCAAGCTGCTCGCGTCCGGCTGCACCCGCGCGGTCAGCCGCGCGCTGCTCGCCGCCGACATCGCCGGGTGCGAGGCCGACCTCGATCGCACGCTGCCCTGGTGGCGCGACCTCGATCCTGTTCGCCAGCGGGTCCTGCTCAACATGTGCTTCAACATGGGGATCGGCACCCGCGCGACACCGGGCAAGCCCGCCACCCGCCTCCTTTCCTTCGAACGCGGCACCCTGCGCGCGATTCGCGAGCGCCGCTGGCCCGATGCCGCGGCGGGGATGCTCGCCTCGCGCTGGGCCGATCAGGTCGGCGCCCGCGCCGTCCGCCTCGCCGACATGATCCTGACCGGAAAGGACCCGAAATGAAACTGTTCCGCCTTTTCTGCCTGCCCTCGCTTGCCGCCTCCGCGGTGCTCGTCGCCGGCTGCGGCGCCGGCGTGACCCGGCCGGTGTCGCCGGGCGCCCAGGCCGTCGACCCGCCGACTGGCACGCCGACTGGCACGCCGATCGTGTCGCGCGCCGGCGCGACCGTCGAGGCGGTGTCCGCCCGCTACGCAGCCGTGCGTGGCTTCACCGCCGCCTACGTCCTCCCCATCCTGCCCCCCGCCCGTGCCGCCCAGCTCCGGCTGATCGATCGAGGCATCGGCCTGGCGCTCGGGCTGGCTCGCACCGCCGCCACCGTCGCCGAGCGCCGCGCCGCCCTCGACCGCGCAGAGGCGCAGATCCGCCGGCTCGAAGCCGGCGGCTAGGCGCCGCCCCGCTTCCCCTCCCTCCCCGACCAGGACCGACCATGGCCCTCTCCACGATCGACCGCCGCCTCGAAATCTACCTGCGCTCGCTCCTGGATCAGGATGGCGGTCCCAGCCTCACCGCCGACAAGGCCACCTTCCTGACCAGCGTGTCCGCCGGCGCGCTGATCGCCACGCTGTCCCAGCCCTTCGGCCCCGGCACCACCTACGCCGCGATCGGCAGCGTCCCCGCCCCGCTCGCGCTCGCGTCCGGCGGGCGCATCGTTGCCGGCGTTGGCGCCGCGACCGCCGGCACCGCCTATGAGGTCAAGGTCCGCGCCACCTCCGCCGATGGTCGGCGCGAGGTCGCCGAGACGCTGAGCTTCGCCGCTCGTGCCGGCATCGTCCCGCTGCCGACCATCACCCTGTCGGGCGCGCAGGCCAAGGTGGAGGGGAACAGCGGCACCACCACCTACACCTACACCGTCACCCGCTCGGCCAGCGCCGGCGCGATCCAGGTCGCCTGGGCGCTCACGCTGCTCACCGCCGACACCGCCGACCTCGCGCCCGGCCAGGCGCTGACGGGCAGCGTCGCCCTGGCGGACGGCCAGGCCAGCGCCACCATCACGATCGCCATCGCCGGCGACACCGCGGTCGAGGGCGACGAAAGCTTCGCGCTCGCCATCGCCGTGCCGGCCGGCTACCTGCCCGGCGCCGCGCTCGTCGCGACCGGCACGATCCTCAACGACGACCTGCCCACCGTCACGATCTCCGCCGCGCAGGCCAGGGCGGAGGGCAATAGCGGCACCACCGCCTACACCTACACCGTCACCCGCTCGGCGACCGCCGGCGCCGTCGCCGTGCCCTGGACCTTCGCCGCCGGTGCCACCGACGCCGGCGATTACACGGGCGGCGTCCTCCCCGCCGGGGGCACGGTCGCGCTGGCGGCCGGCCAGGCCAGCGGCACGTTCACGATCGGTGTCGCCGGCGACACCGCGGTCGAGCCCGACGAAGGCTTCACCGTCGCGATCGGCGTCCCCACCGGCTATGCCGCGGGCGCCACTCTGTCCGCGACCGGCACCATCCTCAACGATGACGTCGCGTCGACCGTCGTCGAGCAGGGCCGCAGCGCGACCTATGACGCGGGCACCGCCGGCGACTTCTTCGTGTCGCCGAACGGCAGCGACACCGCCGCGGGCACCTCGGCCGCCGCGCCCTTCGCGACCGTCACTCGCGCGATCGCCGCGGCCAAGGCGGCCGGCGGGGGACGCACCGTCCGCGTCATGGCCGGCCGCTATCGCGAGGACGTCCTGGTGACCGGGATCACCGGCACCACCAAGGCTTCGCCCTTCCGCATCGCCAGCTACGGCACCGACCGGCCGGTCATCACCGGCGGCAACTTGGTCACCGGCCTTCAGCCGTGCACCAGCGCCGATCAGGCGCTGGTGGGGCCGAACTATGCCAGCATCTACAAGGCGACGATCGCCATGTCGTCGCTGTCGCACCGTGCCTTTCATGCGCTGCTGCTGACCGAGGCGGACGTCCCGCTCGATCTCGTCCAGCGCCGGGCGGTGATGGACGACCTCTTCGTGCTCGACGACTACAAGCGCTTCTACCGCAGGGACGCCGACGCGACCGTCGCCTTCGGGACGCGGACCGAGCGCCAGGTCGTCACCCGCACCAGGGGCCTCGCGGACGGCAAGGACGTGCTGCCGAGCGCGACCGTCTCGGCGATCGTCGCGGTCAATGCGGGCGGTACCTGGAACGGCAGCGCGTTCGAAGGCGGCACGACCTATGTCGCGGGCACCGACTACGTCCTGGACAGCGCGGCCAATGTCTCCTGGGCGCCCGCCGGCGCGGAACCGGCTGCGGGCAGCACCTACACCGTCGTCTACGATCGCCAGCTCGTCACCACGATCAGCCATCCGGCTGTCCTGGGCAGCTACACCGACGCCCAGCTCGCGGCATCCTCCGTCGCGATCCACGTCGCGCCGAACCTGATCGCCGTCGTCAAGGTCGCGTCGGCGACCAACGGCGTCGTCACGCTCGCGACCGACACCTATGAGGCCGATGCCAGCGCCGGCGGCCAGAAATATGCGCTCATCAACACCTTGCGCGACCTGTCGGTCGGACGCTGGGGCTATCGCGACAATGGCGACGGCACCCTGACCCTCTACGTCTGGCCGACCTCGACCGCCAATCTGGGCAGGATCGAGATCGCCGCGCGCGACCGCGCCATGGGAATCCGCAGCAGCGGCTTCGTCCAGGTCGACGGGCTCGCCTTCGCGCAATGCGCGTCCGACCTCGATGCCGGCGGCCGCCCGCTCCACCTCTACCAGTGCCCCGACGTGCTGGTCTCGCAGGTCGAGGTCTTCAACTTTTCGCACCAGCAGCGCGGCTATGGCGGCATCGTCGTCGAGAATTGCCACCGCGCCCGCCTCGACCGGTACACCGTCCGCAACGGCCAGTCGTCCGCCGGCGTCTTCATGATGGGGTACAGCGCCGCCAACCCCACCTTCGACAATCGCCTGCTCTACGGCCGCCACGAGCGCACGACCCAGACGCCGGTGCGGTGGTTCGGGCAGCAGCGCTTCTGCGACTATTACTCGCTCGACGTGGCTTGCGGCGCCGGCGCCCACGCCAATCAGCACATCGCCTATCAGGGCTGCGACAAGGGGGTGTTCTTCGGCTTTCGCGCCCAGGGCATCGCCGATGGCTTCGGGTCGTGCCAGGCGAGCAGCCGGCTCGCCTGGATCAACTGCGCCTTCGGCCTCTCCACCGATGGGCGCGGCCTCTACGACCAGATCGGCGGGTCGCAGCCGGTGCCGGGCGCGTCCAACTACGTCCTCAACTGCGCCGTCCCCCACGATCCTGCGCGCGTGGCGGCGGGCTATGCGGGGATCATGGTCGGCAGCCCGGTCCAGGCGAACAGCTGGATCCTGCGCAACAACGTCGCGCCCGGCATCGCCCCGCGCGACGGCAGCCTGTCCACCCTCACCCGCGACGGCAATCTGCTGACCAAGGGGGCGGCTGCGAACGCCAGCGAGGCGACGGTCACCCCGCTCGACCTCTATTACGACGCGGGCGCCGGGCTCGAAACCGTACCCGGATCGGTCGTGCTGTCGCGCCCGGGCGGCGACGTCGCCACGCTGGTCGCCGAGGTCGAATCCTGGCTGTCCGACCCCGATCTCAACCTGCGCCGCGATCTGCTCGGCCGCGCCTGGGATCCCGCCGATCCCGGTAACGGCCCCTATGGCAAGGCGTGGCCGATCGCCGCCGACACCACCGCGCCGACGCTCTCGGGCGTCTCCACGCAGGTCGCGGGTGCGGTCGCGACGGTCCGCGTCACCACCGGCGAGCGCGGCGGCACGATCTTCTGGGCGCGCCTGCCCGACGGGGCCACCACCCCGACCGCCGCCCAGGTCGCGCTGGGGCTGACCGCAGGCGACACCGCCGCCCTCTCGGCCGGCTCGGTCGCGGTCGCGGCGGCGGGCGAGTACCAGCTCAGTGTCGCCGGCACGACGGGGCAGACCAGCCGCATCGCGATCGTCCATCGCGATCGGCACGGCAACCTCTCGTCCGTCGCCGTCGCCTCGGCCGCCTATGGCGAATATGTCGGCACCTGGGTCGCCTTCGACGGCACCAGGGCAGTGACCCGCACGGGCGCGCTCACCGGCGCCGTCGCGGCGACCCGCTCGATGCTGCTGGCCGTGTCGATCAGCCGACCGGCCGGGACACTTGCGACGCCCTATGCCGGCGGGATCATGACCGGGACGCCGTCCGGCAGCGCCCAGATCATCGACGCAACAAACACGGGGAAATTTCGCGCCAAGATCAAGGACACCGGCGGAAGCTCCGCGTTCGACAACACGACCAACGGCGGGGCTGTCTCCGCGGACGTCCGCTACATGGTGCTCTTCGCGTATACGTCGGACGCGGCAGGCGGTCGGACCGGCAAGCACGCGGTGATCGACCTGTCGAATGGCACGCCCGTCGGCTCGGTTGTCGAGGTGAAGGGTGCCGACGCGGCGATCACCTTCAGCAATTTCACCGCCCTGACGCTGCTCAAGCTGCCCGCCTCGGTCGAGCGCTACATGCTGTGGGACAATGCAACAGCCGATCTGGGGCAAGCGGCCGGGCGCGAGTTGTTCGTCAAGGCAGCCGGTGGCCTCGTCGACCCACAGGTCGCCATCGCCGCGCTTGGCACCCCGCTGATCGCGATGGTCGGCGCCGGGCTGGCCGGCAGTGCCGGCACGGGTCCGAGCAACACGGGGCGCGGCGGTGCGTTTTCCATCAGCTGAGCATGGGGCGGCACGCACCACGGCGACGCACGACGCCCCCGACCAGCCCGAATCCGCCGATCATCATCGCCCAGCTGGCCGGCTCCGGCGCCCCGGTGAAGGTCTCACCGATTTCGATGCTGTGGATCAGCACCGGTCGGAAGCTCTGCTGCGAGAAATTGAAGAAGTGAGCGGCCTCGATGCCTTTGAAGCTGAAGGTCTGAGGTGGCCCGGCGTTGAGGTAGAAGGTGTCGGTCTGAAAGGTAGACGTCGGCACCAGCGGGTAGAATGCGTATCCGGCGACGCCCAGCGGGCCTGCGGCCTGATCGCCGAACAGCGACAGCGTGATCGAGATCGGCTGGATATTGACCGTGCGACCCGTAGCCGCCTCTCGAAAGGCAATCAGCGCGTTGGGCACCACCGCGTCGCCGCCGCGATTTCCCGGCGTCCCGGCCGGCACGGCGGCATAGCCAAAGGCCTGGACGCCATTGGCGGCTGTCTCGCTCCCCGGCTTGTCGAAGCTGATGGTGTAGCTCGCGCTCGCTGGCGCCGTGCTCACCAGTGCAGCCGCAGCCGCGATCATCCACCCTGCCCGCATCGTCCGTCTCCCCTTTGTGCTGCACATATGCCGCACTTCTCATCGACCGTGCAACTGGTAGCTTCGCCATGACCAAGCCCGACGCCCTCAAGGCCCTGCTGCTGCGTACCGTCCCGGGACTCGCCGCCGATCCCACCCGCCTCGCGCTCTTCGTCGACAAGGGGCGGGTCGCCGCGCGCGCCGGTGCCACCCTCGGCTTCGAATACCGCTACGACCTCACCATCGTGCTCCAGGACTTCGCCGGTGATCGCGACGCGGTGGTCGTCCCGCTCCTCGCCTGGATCGCCCAGGCCCAGCCCGACCTGCTCCAGCGCCAGGACTCCGAATCCTTCGCCTTCGAGGCCGAGCTGCTCGACGGGGACCTGTGCGACCTGTCGATCACCCTCTCCCTGACCGAACGTGTCGCGGTGGTGCCGCGCAATGGCGGCGGCTACGAGGTCCGCCACCTCGACGCGCCCGCCGATCCGGACAGCTTCCCCGGCGTCTGCGGCGCCAGCCTGTGGCAGCTCTTCCTGCGCGACCAGCTGATCGCCGAGACGGGCGACCCGGCGTTCCAGCCGTGACCGACGATCTCGCCCCGCTCCAGCGGCTCGTCGCCGACCTGCTCGTCCGTACCGGCGCGCCCGAGCGCCGCAGCCTGCTGCGCGCGATCGCCCGCGACGTCCGCCAGGGCCAGGCGACGCGCATCGCTGCCCAGCAGAACCCAGACGGCACTCCGTTCGCACCGCGCAAGCCGAAAGTCGCTCCGACCGGCAGCCGCTTACGCCGCCAGGGCCGCGTCCGCACCCGCGCGCTGTTCGCCCGGCTGCGCCTCGCCCGCCATCTCAAGGCCGGCGCGACGCCCGACGAGGCATGGGTCGGCTTCGCCGGCCGCGCCGCCCGTATCGCGCGGGTCCACCAGGAGGGCCTGTCCGACAGTCCCGCTCCCGGCCAGCCCGCCGTCCGCTATGCCCGCCGCGTCCTGCTCGGCATGACCGAGGCGGAGCAGGCCCGGCTGCTCGACCTGGTGCTCGCCCATGTCGCCGCCTGACGCGGTCCGGTAGAAGCCCGCTCTACCGCCCCAGCCGCTGGCACCGCGCGCCCGCTCGCGCACGACACTGCCCGCGTGACCGACACCACCTTCACCGCCGTCGACCTGTCGCGCCTGCCCGCGCCGGCCGTGATCGAGGAGCCGGGCTTCGAGGCCATCCATGCCGAGATGCTTGCCGACCTTCAGCGGCTGGTGCCCGGCTTCGACGCCACCGTCGAAAGCGACCCCGCGGTCAAGCTGCTCCAGGTCGCGGCCTATCGGGAGACGCTGCTCCGCGCGCGCGTCAACGACGCGGCCCGCGCCGTCATGCCCGCCTTCGCGATCGGCACCGATCTCGACCAGCTCGCCGCGCTCATGGGGATCGCCCGCCTCCAGCTTGCCCCCGCCGATCCCCAGGCCGGCACCCCCGCCGTGCTCGAAACCGACGAGGCCTTTCGCCGCCGCCTCGTGCTCGCGCCGGAGGGCTATTCGGTCGCGGGGCCCGCCGGCGCCTACATCTTCCACGCGCTGTCCGCCGACCCCGACGTGCTCGACGCCAGCGCCACCAGCCCCGCCCCCGGCGAGGTGCTCGTTACGATCCTGTCGCGGACCGCGGACGGCGCCGCGCCCGCTGCGCTGGTCGCCCTGGTCGACGCCTACCTGTCCGCGGAAACGCGCCGGCCCCTCACCGATCACGTCACCGTCCAGACCGCGACGATCGTCCCCTATGCGATCGAGGCGGTGGTCACCACCTATGCCGGTCCCGATCCCGCGATCGTGCTGACGCAGGCGCGTGACCGGCTGGGCGCCTATGTCGCGCGCTGCCATCGCATCGGCCTCGACGTGACGCGATCGGGGATCTTCGGCGCCCTGCATGTCGAGGGCGTCCACAACGTCCAGCTTGCCAGGCCGGCCGCGGACGTCGTCGTCGACCGCACCGCCGCGACCTGGTGCACCGCGATCAGGATCACCGCCGGCGGGGTGGGCGAGTGAGCCTGCTGCCGCCCAACGCCACCCCCCTCGAACGCGCGCTGGAGGCCGCGACCGCGCGCCTGTCGGACGTGCCCGTGCCGCTTCGCGCGCTGGTCGACCCCGATCGCTGCCCCGCGCCCCTCCTGCCCTATCTCGCCTGGGCGCTGTCGATCGACACCTGGGACCCGGACTGGCCCGACGGCGTGAAGCGCGCCCGCGTCCGCAGCGCGATCGCGATTCAGCGGCGCAAGGGCACCGCCGCCAGTGTCCGTGCCGTGGTCGCCAGCTTCGGCGGGGCGATGGCGCTGCGCGAATGGTGGCAGATGTCGCCCGCCGGCCAGCCGCACACCTTCTCCGTCGTGCTCAGCCTCGACGGCATCGTCACCACCGAGGCGACCGCGGCCTATGCCGATGCGGTGATCGCGGAGATCGCCCGCACCAAGCCCGCGCGCTCGGCCTTTACCTTCAGCCAGGCGATCACGGCCGAGGGCAGCCTCGGTCCGGTCGGCGCCGTCCGCGCCGCCACCTTCGCCCGCATCTCGCTCGACGCCTGAGGACGCTCGCATGGCCCTGACCCTCATCATCACCAACGCGGGCCGCGCCGCCCTGGTCGACCAGTCGACCGGCGGCACCCGCGCCGTCCGGATCGCGGCGGTTGGCGTGTCCGCGACCGCATTCGCCGCCTCGCCCACGACGGTCGCGCTGCCCGACGAGGTCCGGCGCATCGTCACCATCGCGGGCGAGGCGTCCGCGGCCGACGTCCTCCACCTGACGGTCCAGGACGAAACGGACGCGGTCTATACCGTCCGGTCCTTCGCGCTCTATCTCGATGACGGCACCCTGTTCGCCGCCTTCAGCCAGAGCGGCGCGATCGTGCAGAAGGCCGCGCAGTCGGTCCTGCTGCTCGCGATCGACGTCAAGCTGGTCGGCGTCCCCGCCGGCGCGATCACCTTCGGCTCGACCGCCTTCATCGATCCGCCGGCGACCACCGATCGCCGCGGCGTGGTGGAGCTGGCGACCCTTGCCGAGGCCAGGGCCGGCGAGGACGCGCAGCGCGCGGTCACCCCCGCCGCCGCCAGGGCGTCCGTGCGCGACTGGCTCGGCTACACGCCCGCCAATCGCGCCGGTGACAGCTTCGGCGGTCCGGTCGCGATCAGCCATCCCGGCCTTGCCGCCGGCCTGCGCGTCGCCCGCGCCGCGACCGGCTACGGCTTTCTCCAGCTCGGCGAAAGCGCCGACGCGACCGTCAACTGGCACTTCGGCTCCCCAGGCGACGGCACCTTCGCGGTCTACCAGGGCAATTGGGGCACCGGAGTCGCGCGCCTCAGGGTGACGGCGACCGCGATCGCCTTCAACGACGCCCCCATGTGGACGGCCGCGAACGACGGCGCGGGCTCCGGGCTCGACGCCGATCTGCTCGATGGGCAGCAGGGCGGCTGGTACGCCGACGTCGCGGCGCGGCTCGGCTACACCCCCGCCAACCGCGCCGGCGACGGTTTCGCCGGTCCGGTCGCGATCAATCATCCCGGCCTTGCCGCCGGCCTGCGCGTCGCCCGCGCCACGACCGGCTACGGCTTTCTCCAGCTCGGCGAAGGCGCCGACGCGACCGTCAACTGGCATTTGGGCTCCGGCGGCGACGGCACCTTCGCGGTCTACCAGGGCAATTGGGGCACCGGAGTCGCACGCCTCAAGCTGACGGCGACTGCGATCACGTACAACGACGCTTCCATGTGGACGGCCGCGAACGACGGCGCCGGCTCCGGGCTCGACGCCGACCTGCTCGACGGGCTTCAGGCCAGCGCCTTTGTCCGCGCCGACGCGTCCACCACGACCGCGCCGGACGTCGCCATCGACCTGCCCAACAGCGGCTACGGCATCGCCCTCCGGCTGGGCGGCAACGGCTACACCGCCGGCGGGCTGCGCGCGTCGGTGGTCTCGACGGACGGTACGCTCCACCTTGACGCGGCCGGCGTCAAGCCGATCTATCTCGCCTGGTTCGCGGGCGCCGGCGTCGTCTTCGGCAACGGCGCCGGCGCGGCGGTCGCGACCGTCAGCAAGGCCGGGGTGGTCACCGCTGCCGGCGTGACCGCCGCCGCGATGGCGCGCAGCGGGTTCGCCCTGTGGGGGCCGGACAATGACGGGGCGGGATCGGGGCTGGACGCCGACCTGCTCGACGGGCAGCAGGGCGGCTGGTACGCCGACATCGTCGCACGTCTGGGCTACACCCCCGCGAGCCGCGCCGGCGACACCTTCAGCGGCGACGTCGCGCTGGCGACGACCGTCGCGCTCCGCTCCGCCCCTTTCCCGAACAGCTTCCTCCAGCTGAACGACGGCACCCAGGGGGCCCGCCTGTCCACCGATGGCGGCTTCCTGATGCGCGCCGGTGCCAACGTCATGACCGTTCCGGCGATCGGGACCGTCACCTTCAACGGCTCCACCATGTGGACCGCCGCCAATGACGGCGCGGGCTCCGGACTCGACGCCGACCTGCTCGACGGCCAGCAGGGCGGCTGGTACGCGGACGTTCCCGCCCGTCTCGGCTACGCGCCGCTGCCTGCCGCCAGCTACACCGCCGGCGACGTCCTCGCCAAGGCGGTCACCGTCGACGGCGCGGGGTCCGGGCTCGATGCCGACCTGCTCGACGGCTATCACGCGTCCGACTTCGTCCGGACCAGCGCCAGCAGCTTCACCAGCCCCGGCTATCGCCAGCACTCGGACGGCTTCATCGAGCAATGGGGCGAGATCGCGGGACCGATCACCACGCGCGGCAATCGCGCCGTCGCCTTCCCGATCGCCTTCCCCAATGTCTGTCTCGGGATCGAGGCGATCGCGATCAACCCCAACGCGACCACCTCGGGCGGCACCACCACGATCCAGCGGGTGGCGCTCTCCCCCAGCGGCGCCACCCTCCGCGCCCAGAACGAAGACAACGCCATCTCCGATTGCGCCGGCGGGATCAGCTGGCGCGCCTGGGGCCATTGAGGAGCACAGTCATGAAGATCACCATCGGCGCCTACGATCCCGACACCCGCCAGGTGTCGGTCACCTTCGAACAGGGGGCGGTCGTCCATAGCCGCCCCGTCAACGCGTGCCATGCCGAGGACGGCAGCTACGACGAGGCTGCGACCGAAGCGCGCGTCGCCGACGTCGGCCGCGGCGTCGCCCAGAAGATCGCGGTCGGCGCGATCCTGCCGACCCCGGACGAACCGGCCGATCCCGCCTGACTGCGCAGGGGTGCGAGGGGGGGGGGCGATCCGGTAGAGCCGACTTCTACCGGCCCGCCCCCGCGCGACCCCGCGCGCCGGGCGGCATGGTCCCGCATCGTGACCGCCATCTCCGATCCCCGCCGCGCGCTCGGCAATGTCATCCAGCTCGGCACCGTCGACGCCGTCGACCTGTCCGAGGCGACCTGCCGCGTCCGGGTCGGCGGCATCGTCACCGGCGATCTTCCCTGGCTCGGGAGCCGCGCCGGCGCCACCCGCATCTGGTCGCCCCCCAGTGTCGGCGAACAGGTCGTCCTGCTCTGCCCCGAAGGCGACATGGAAGCCGCGCTGGTCTGGGGCGGCCTGTGGTCCGACGCGCACCCCGCCCCCGCCGACGACGCCGGCACCGCCGCCGTCTTCGCCGACGAGGCCCGCATCGCCTACGAGCCGAACGCCCACGAGCTCGACATCATCCTGCCGTCGGGCGGCACGATCCACATCGATGCGGCGGGCGGCGTCCTGATCGACGCCCCGGTCACCATCAAGGGCGACGTGTCGATCCAGGGCGACGTCCAGGTCACCGGCAAGGTCACCGCGTCCGACGACGTCGTCGGCGGGGGCAAGAGCCTCAAGGGGCACAAGCACGCCGGCGTCCAGGCGGGCGGCGCGATCTCGGGGCCGCCGCAATGATCCGGATCGTCGCTGGCACCCTGCTCCTGATCGCCGCCGCGATCTGCCTCGCCCATGACGCCGCTTCGCTCCCCGCCCGTGTGCGCGAGCAGGAACGCCGCTCCGAGGTCGACGACTGGGCCGATCACGCCCTCGGCATCCACGCCGAGCACGCCTGCGGTCTCGCCGGCTGGATCGCGGGCATGACCTGCCTCATCTGCGGCTTGGCGGTGCTGTCATGACCGGCATGGACGCCGCCACCGGCGCGCCCCTGTCGGGCGAGGATCACCTCCGCCAGTCGATCGCCGACATCCTGTCGACCCCGATCGGCAGCCGGGTCGCGCGCCGCGACTATGGCTCGCTCCTGCCCGAGCTGGTCGACCAGCCGATGAACCCGCTCGGCCGCATGCGCCTCGTCGCCGCCACCGCGCTCGCCATCGCCCGGTGGGAACCGCGCATCCGCGTCACCGCGCTGTCGCTCCAGCAGGTCGGCCGCGCCGCCTTCTCGATCCTGATCGAGGGGCGGCGGACCGACCTCGCGCAGGGCAATGCCCGTACCCGCCTTCTCGTGCCCCTGCCCGCCTCGGGCAGCCTCACCGTCTTCGCCTGAAAGGGAGCCTCATGCACGGCATCACCATCACCGAGATCACCGACGGCGCCCGCTCGCTCGCCCCTGTCGCCACCGCGGTCATCGGCCTGGTCGCGACCGGCACCGCGCCCGCGGGCGCCGCCACCGCCGCGCTCGACGTCGCCTTTCCGCTCAACCGCCCCGCGCTGGTCACCGACCTCGACGCCGCGATCGGGGTCGCCGGCACCGGCGGCACGCTGCGCCTCGCGCTACAGGCGATCGCCGACCAGGCCCGCGCGCCCGTGGTCGTCGTCCGCGTCGCGGCCGGCGCCGACGCGGCCGGCACCAGCGCCAATGTCATCGGCGGGACGGTCAATGGCGTGAAGACGGGGATGCAGGCGCTCACCGCCGCGGAGGCGCAGCTCGGCATCCGCCCGCGCATCCTCGGCTGCCCGGGGCTCGACACCGTCGCGGTGCGCGCCGCGCTGGTGGTCGTCGCCGACAAGCTGCGCGGTTTCGCCTATGCCAGCGCGATCGGCGCCGACATCACCGCCGCCGTCGCCGATCGCGCCACGGTCGGCGCGCGCCGGCTGATGCTGCTCTATCCCGATTTCGTCGCCTTCGATCCCGTCGCCAAGGCGAACGCGACCAGCTTCGCGGTCGCCCGCGCGCTCGGCCTGCGCGCCCGCCTCGACGGGGAACAGGGCTTCCACAAGTCGCTGTCCAATGTCCCCGTCGAGGGCGTGCTGGGCCTCACCAGGGACATCGGCTTCGACGTCCAGGACCCCGCCTGCGAAGCCGCGCTGCTCAACGACAAGCAGGTCACCGCCCTGATCCGGACCAGTTCGGGCTACCGCTTCTGGGGCAACCGCACCACCGTCGACCCGACCAGCCCCTTCAGCTTCGAGGTCGCGGCGCGCACCGCGGACGTGCTGATGGACACGATCGCGGGCGGCATGATGTGGGCGATCGACAAGCCGCTGCGCCCCAGCCTGGTCAAGGACATCGTCGAGACGATCAACGGCACCATGCGCGAGCTCAAGGCCAAGGGCCGCATCGTCGACGGCCGCGCCTGGTTCGAACAGAAGGCCGGCAAGAACGACACCGCCCAGCTGTCCGCGGGCAAGGTGACGATCGACTACGACTTCACGCCCGTCCCCCCGCTCGAACACCTCCTCCTCAACCAGCGCATCACCGACAGCTACCTCGCGGACTTCGCGAGCGGGCTGGCGGCCTGATCGCGCGCGGCCTGATCCCTCACACCCGGAGCTGACCCATGGCGACGCCGCAGATGCTGAAGAACATGAATCTGTTCAACGAGGGCCAGTCGTGGCTGGGCGAGGTGAAGAGCGTCACCCTGCCCAAGCTCGCCCGCAAGCTGGAGGAGTATCGTGGCGCCGGCATGGACGCCGCGATCAAATACGACATGGGCGGCGAGCCGCTGGAGCTGGAGGCGGTCTATGGCGGTCCGATGCGCGGCATCCTCGCGCAATACGGCGCCACCAGCGCGGCCGGCGTCTTCCAGCGCTTCGTCGGCTACTATCAGGACGACGGCACCGGCGAGGGCGCGACCGTCGAGGTCACCGTCCGCGGCCGGCACGAGGAGATCGAGGCGGGCGAGCAGAAGCCGGGCGAGGCCGGCGACTTCAAGGTCAAGTCCGCGCTGGTCTACTACCGCCTCGACTGGAACGGCCGCACCCTGATCGAGATCGACGTGCCCGGCATGGTCTTCCTGGTCGACGGGATCGATCGCCTCGCCGAGCAGCGCGCCGCCATCCTCTGACCCTCCGTGGCGGCCCGGCCCGCCGATCCTCCCTGGCGCCGGCGGGCATCCCGCCGGCCCACGCGGTAACTGAAAGCACGAGCCATGGACGCCCAGACCAGCACCAGCCCCAGCAACGACCCCAGCACCAGCACCGCCGCGATTGCCGCCCCCGGCTTCACCCTCGACGCCCCCGTGACCGTCACCGGCACCACCGTGATCGAAGCGGGCATCCGGATCACGCTCCGCCGTCCCGGCTCGGGCGAGCTGCGCGGCCTCCATGTCTCGGCGCTGCTCAACGGCGACGTCTCGGAACTGCTGGCCCTCGCGCCGCGGATCAGCACCCCGCCGATCCCCAAGGGCGCCGACCTCGATCCCGCCGACCTCACCCAGCTCGCCGGCGAGGTCGTGGATTTTTTGCTGCCGAAGGCCGCGAAGGCGGCCTTGCCGACGACGTAGAGGAGATCATGGCCGACGTCGCGACCGTCTTCGGCTGGTCGCCCGACGCCATGGACCCGATGCCCGTGCCCGAGCTGATGCGCTGGCACACCCGCGCGATCGATCGCTTCAAGGCGCAGGCGCGCCAGCGCTGACCGGAGGACGCCACCCATGGACCGCAACCTCCGCATCCGCATGCTGCTCGAAGCGGGCGACCGCGCGTCCCGCCCCCTGCGCGACATCGCCGGCGGCGGCACCGCCGCGGCCCGTGCGCTAAAGGGCACCCGCGATCGGCTCGACGAGATCAAGCGCGCCCGGATCGACGTCGCCGCCTTCCGCAAGCTCAAGACCGGCGTCCGCGACACCGAACGCGCGCTTGCCGCCGCCCAGGCCCGCGTCACCGCGCTCGGCCGCGCCAACGCCCAGGCGGGTGCGCCGACCCGCGCGATGACGCGCGACTTCGATCGCGCCCGCACTGCCGCCGAGCGCCTCGCCCGCCAGCACGGCGACGAGCAGCGCCAGCTGGGCGATCTGCGCACCCGCCTCCGCGAAGCCGGGGTCGAGACCACCGCACTCGCCCGCCACGACCGCGAGCTGCGCGACGCCGCGGCCCGCACCGGTGTTGAGCTCGAGCAGCAGACCGCCCGCGTCGGGCGCCTCGCCGATCGCCAGCGCCGTATGGTTGCCGCGCGTGAAGGATTTGGCCGCGCACAGCAGGTCGCCGGCGGCATGGCCGCGAGTGGCGCCGCCGCGGTCGGCACAGGGGTGGCGATTGGCGCCGGCATTTGGCGCGGCGTCGAGGGCGCTCAGGCCTTCGAGTCGACAATGACCGACATCGGCCAGAAGGCTGACCTGTCGCGGGTTAAAACCGCGCAGCTCGGCCGCGAGCTGCTTGGCGCAGCGAAGGCTGCCAATCAGATGCCTGATGCCATGCAGGCAGGTGTCGACACGCTGACCGGCTTCGGTCTCGCCCCGGCCAAGGCGGTCGCGATGATGCGCCCCATCGGACGCGCCGCGACGGCTTACAAGGCAGAGATTGCGGACCTGTCCGCCGCCGCCTTCGCCGCCACTGACAATCTCAAAGTCCCGATCGAGCAGACCGGGAAGCTTATCGATGTGGCAGCGACCGCTGGCAAGATGGGCGCGTTCGAGATCAAGGATATGGCCGGCGCGCTGCCGTCGCTGACCGCAGGCTATCAGGCGCTTGGCCAATCGGGCGTGGGTGCCTTCGCAGATCTGACGGCAGCTCTTCAGATCGCTCGCAAGGGGACCGGCGATTCGGCGAGCGCAGCAACCAATCTGGAAAACGTGATCCAGAAGATTGGTTCACCTGCCACCATCCGTGCCTTTAAGAAGATGGGCGTCGATCTGCCGGCGGCGATGAAGCGTGCCTATGCCGAAGGCAAGACGCCACTGGAGGCCATCGCCGAGCTGACCGCTAAAACGACGAAGGGAGACCTAGGCAAGATCGCTTTCCTGTTCGAGGACGCCCAGGTTCAGCAAGGCCTTCGCCCACTGATCCAGAACATGGACGAATATCGTCGGATCCGTTCTGCTGCTTTTGCCGCGTCAGGTACCACCGACCGCGACTTCGCCGAGCGCATGCAGGACTCGGCCGAGCAGACCAAAGCGCTCCGCCTCAACGCCCAGCTGCTCGCGATCAACCTCGGATCGATGCTGCTCCCCACCGTCAACGCGGTCACGAGCCGCGTCGCCCGCTTTGCCGGCTGGATCGGCGCCGCGGCACAGCGTCACCCCCGCCTTGCCAAGGCTGCGGGCCTTGTCGGCATCATCCTGTCCGGTCTCTTCCTCATCTTTGGGCTTGGCGCGATCGCGCTCGCGGGGATCATGGGTCCGATCGCGATCTGCAACGCCGGCCTGGTCGCGATGGGCGTGTCGGGGGGCATCGCCTCGGCGGGGCTGCTGCCGATCCTCGGCACCGTCGCGCTGGTGGTCGGCGCGATCGCGCTGCTCGCCGGCGCCGCCTACCTGATCTACCGCAACTGGGGCGCGATCACCGGCTTCTTCGCGGGGATCTGGGCGCACATCAGGGCCAGCGTCACCGGCAACCTCGCCTATATGGCGGCCCTGCCCAGCCGCTTCGTCACCTTCGGCCGTGACATGATCGGCGGGCTGATCCGCGGCATCCTGGGCATGCTCGGCCAGCTCAAGGCGACGATCGTCGGCGCGGCCGGCGCGGCCGCGGCCTGGTTCAAACAGAAGCTCGGCATCCGTTCACCGTCCCGCGTCTTCATGGGGCTGGGCGGGCACGTCATGGGCGGGCTCGACCGCGGGCTGGCGGACGGCGCGGCCGCCCCGCTTGCCCGCGTCCGCCGGGTCGCGGGCCACCTCACCGCCGCGATGGCGGCGTCCGCCGCGGCGACGCCCGCGATCGCGCTCGACCTGCGCGGCGCCGACGCCCGCGAGGCGCTGTCCCGCGGCGCTGCCGCCCGCAGCGAGTTCCGCACCGCCGAACGCGCCGCCACCCGCCCGCGCGCCGCACCCGTCGCGCAACGCCCCGCGGAATATCATTTCCACATCACCCAGGCGCCCGGCCAGTCGCCCGAGGATCTGGCCCAGGCGATCCGCGACCAGATCGAGCGGCTCGACCGCCGCGCCCGCGCCGATGCCCGCGCCAGCTATCGCGACGATCCCGATGGGGAGGACGTATGAATCTGATGGCGCTGGGGATGTTCGTCTTCTCCCTCCCAACGCTCGCCTATCAGGACCTGGAGCGGAAGCGATCGTGGCGCCACGCCCGCGCCGGCCGCTTCGGCGCGCTCGACGCGGTCCAATATACCGGTCGCGACAATGACGAGATCACCCTGGCGGGCGACGCCCCCGCCGAACTGATGCAGGGCGCCGCGTCGATCGACCGGCTGGTCGAGATGGCCGCGGACGGCGCATCCTGGCCGCTGGTCAGCGGGTCGGGCACCGTACTCGGCGACTTCGTCATCACCAGCATCGGCGAGCGCCACCGCGAGTTCTTCGCCGACGGCACCCCGCGACTGATTGCCTTCACCCTCCAGTTGCTGGAGGTCGACGCTCCCACCACCGGCACCGGCCCCGCCGCATGAGTGCGGTCGCCGACTTCCTCGTCACCGTCGACGGGCAGGACATCACCCCCGTGCTCAAGGGGCGGGTCGGTGCCGGCGCCCGCACCCGCCCGCGCCTGATCGCCTTGCGCCTGTCGGAACGGCGCGGCGGTGATGCCGACCAGCTGGAGATCACCCTCGACGACAGCGACGGCCGCCTCGCGATCCCGCGCGCGGGCGCGGCGATCGCGGTGCGGCTCGGCTGGGGGTCGGGCGCCGGCGTCCAGGTCGGGCTGGTCGACAAGGGCCGCTTCGTGGTCGACGAGATCGAGCATGGCGGCGCACCCGACCAGCTCGTCATCCGCGCCCGCTCGGCTGACCTCACCAGCGCGATCCGCACCCGGCGCGAGCATGGCTGGCACGCGACCACGCTGGGCGTGATCGTCCGCGCCATCGCCGCGCGCAACCGGCTGACCGCGCACGTCGCCCCCGCCCTCGCGGGCATCCCGGTCGGTGCACTGGCCCAAAGCCGCGAAAGCGACATGGCGCTGCTCCGCCGCCTCGGCCGCGAGCACGACGCCACCGCGACCGTCAAGCGCGGCAGCCTCGTCTTCGCGCCGATCGGCGCCGGCGTCACCGCAGGCGGCAAGCCGATCCCCCGCGCCACCCTCACCCGCGCCGCCGGCGACCGGCACAGCTTCCGGATCGAGAAGCGCGAGGAGGCCGGCGCGATCGAGGCGAGCTGGCACGACCGCAAGGGCGCCAAGAAGCAGACGGTCAAGGTCGGCAGCGGTGCGGGCGAGACCCGCCGCCTCGCCCGCACCTACGGCTCCGAAGGTGCCGCCCGCGCCGCCGCCAAGGCCGAGGCCGGCCGCGCGGCCCGCGCGCCCCGCAAGCTCGACCTCGGCCTCGCGCTCGGTCGGCTCGACCTCTACCCCGACCGCCCCGTCACCGTGTCGGGCTTCAAGCCCGAGATCGACGCCACCCGCTGGCTGCTCGCCGACGTCACCCACGAACTGCTCGCCGATCGCGGGTTCACCAGCGCGCTGACGCTGGAACTGGCTCTATGATCCAGCGGCTATTTGCTTTGCCGGACTTCTGCGGAATAGGCTTGATGCGGATGGGTCAAGGCAGGATGGCGAGTCTGTAGCAGCCCCTGGTTCACCATTGGAGCGACGATTCTCTTTCGCAGGCTGGCTGCGTTACGGCCCACTAACCGTCCGAGCTGATGTATGTTCAGCCAGCCGCCCTGCGAGCAGAGATCAAAAATCGTCCTTCTGACTTGGTCCGTGCTCGAGTCTGCCGACCGTGCTGCTTTCGCAATCTCTTCTAAGAGCCCCCACCAGGCATCGTGATCCTCTCCGGCGTCTTCCGCTACGCGATCGTGAGTTCTAGCATTGCTACTTGGGACAGAGCTTCGGACAGAGCTTGGGACAGAGCTTAGGACAGAGCTTAGGACAGAGCTTGGGACAGAGCTTGGGACAGAGCTTGGGACAAGGCTAGCGACATGTTTCGCGACAACCCCGTCGCTCGACGCGAGAAGACCGTCGGCGTCATTAGCGGCATCTGGCACCGATCGAGGCCTTTTAGCCGCACTACGCAGACCGTAACTGGTTCCACGGCCTGTACCGTCACGCCGCAAGAAGCCTGCCTTGACGAGGCTCTGCAGGGTCTTGGTTAGATCGGTCCGATGCATCGCGAGAACCTCTTGCAATCGCGCATTTGTGATGCCTGCCTCCTCGAAGGCAAGCGCTAGGATCTGCACCTCTTCTGGCTTGAGCATCTCCAACTTGCCTGCGAAACGATCTCTAAGTACCTCGAGAGTGTCCCCAGAGAGAATGCTTGTCATCGGCAACGTCAAAGCGACCCTGTCAGGGTGCTGCGTTTCTTGGATGCGCGGGGATCTTAGGCGTGCGTCGGACCAACTCGTCCGGATTTTATCCATACCGGACCCGGCCTTGTCGCCCGCTCCCATCAGCTGAAACATAATCTGAAGAGACTTATTTCGGCACTCGCTGATACCACCCTTGAGTAGCTGCTCGTGCGAAACGAGAAGCGTCCCTGGATTAGAAAGCTCAATCCGATCACGATATCTGTCGAGAACGACGCCACCCTGTCCTGAGTAATCGGCATGCACTAAGGCATTGACGACCGCTTCTCGCAAAGCGACAGCCACGCCCGTTTCATCGAACCGATACATCGTGGCATCGACCTGGAACGGTGTCTTTAGATCGGTAATCAACCTCGGCAGAACGCGGTTGTAGAACTGGAAGAGATTGCCTTCCCACGTGCCGTCTAAGGTGATCCGGTCGGTCCAGCGTTGCGCTGGATCGTCGCTAAGGCGCTCTCGAAAATCTAAATTAAATTGCGGGATAGCTTCAGGTGACCTGATCGACGCGTCCAGCCCAAACATCAGCAAGCCAGCCAGGGTCAGCCCCTCTCTGCCGGTGGCCCGCTCCCGCCGCCAACCGCCTAGCTTGAGCAACAGGGTCTTGTCGTCCTCAAGCAGCCATGGATGGTTGGCGTTTGAACTGGCCATCCTATTTCGATATTGCTGCATAGTTGGCTGATGCACATCATCTAAGCCGAAGTGGTCGAGTATCCTGCTGTCAGCAGGTTCGGAAGACTGATCCGCGAACATCCGGCGAACCTCATCCGCAGTGCACCGGTAATCGCCTGTATGGTCTCTCCTATACGAATGGCGAATGGGATCGTTGTTGAGGTAAATAGGCCGCTGGAGCCGGTTGGCTCGGGGTACTATGATTTTGATACATGGACTTGGCCCGCCCAAGTCCACAACTTGGACGTCATCCTCCACAAGCAGGTTGCAGCTTATCTTCATCGGGTTGTGCAACACGCTCCAGATAGCATCCTGCATCCTTGAGGGGTCAGCAATCCCATGTACGTCTATACTACCGTTCTTCTCGGCAACGCCGAGAAACACTGTGCCTCCATTGGTGTTTGCAAACGCCGAGTACGTTTCCCAAAGCGAGCTGGGCAGACCGCCCTTGGCTGACTTAAGCTCAACATCTACACTCTCGTAGAACGACGGATTGTCAAAAAGCGAGAGCTGCCTTGGAGGCCGCGCAACATCATTCATAAAACACGTTGCCCACAATCTGGACCCTGCTACCTTGTCCCATGTCATCACCCGGTTGACTGCCGCGACCCACTTCTCGGGCACCTTGCGCCCGCGCTTGCCGGCCTGGCGCTCTCAGATCCGCTATCCGACGTCGCCATAGGTTTCCGGGAGATGGAGCAGTAGGAATTCGCCCGCTTTGTCCTCGAAGACCTGGTCATCCTCTAGGTTGATATCGGGGACCCTGCCTGGAAAGTCGACGCGCAGCACAGCAGCGCCAGTCGTTGGATGCTCGACGACCCGAGTGTCATACCCCCACGTTTGAGGCGCCATCGGGTCAACCTGAAGAGCAGCTGCTAAGTAGCAATCCATGGCTTCATCGGACTCTGATCGGCCCGGACGATCACCCGCCACCTTCGCCGCTTGGGCCTGGAACTGGCTCTCGGTAAGCGCACCTTGCTCCCGTAATTGCGCCAATTGCTTCAGTTTTTCCGAAACACTCATCATGCCTCCGATTGTATAGCCTAGAACCCCAGCGCCTCGTCCCACGTCATCACCCGGTGCACCGCCGCGACCTGCGCGTCGGGCACCTCGAAGGTCAGCTCCGGATTGTACTGGCGCAGCACCACCCGCCCCGGCCGGCGCCGCACCAGCGTCTTGATAAGGACGTGGCGGATTTCCTCCCCGTCGAACGTCGGCCCGCGCAGCTGGACCACCACGTCCTCACCCACGCTCGGCTGGCGCTTGGGATCGACCAGCACCCGCCGCCCCGAATCGTGGCGCGGCTCCATCGAATGCCCGGCCACGATCACGACGTAGAGGTCGGGCCGCCCCGTGATCCCGATCGGCCGCGCCATCCGGTCCAGCGGCTCGGCCATGTGCACTTCGGTCTGCTCGACCTTCACAACGACTCCATGCTCGTCGTCATAATCCAGATCAGCGCCTAGTGCAGTCCCGAAGACCGGCAGGTCTTTGGGAAGGCGGCGGAATGTCTCCGGCCGGACAGGCTGCTCCGGGTCAATGGTGCGCTCGATCGCCTGCTCGCGCCCGAGCAGCCAGTCGGAGTTCGTGCCCAGCTCGACCGCGATCGCGTCGAGGCGCGCGGCGCCCGGCATCAGTCCGCGGTTGATGTTTCTGATCGCGTCCGGCTGCCCCAACGCCGCCATCGACACTTCTCGCGCAGTGACGTTGCGCTCGAGCAGCTTGGCAGCCAGCCTCTCCTTCAGAATCTCCGGCACCCTGCTCATGCGGCGTTTCTGCCGCAAAGGTACGTACGCTGCGAGCGGCGAATTAGCCGTTGACAGATGCGGCTTATTCGCCGCACATAAGCCGCATGGCCGAAACGTACGAAGACGCGCTGCGCATCATCGCCGAGAGCTACGGCCGGGCCATCGCGATCAGCGGTGGCATGTCGCTCGCACGGGTGGCGACGATCGTCGTCAACCGCGGCTCGTTCTTCGATCGACTGTCGCAGGATACATCCTTCTCGGCGAAGAACCTCGGAAAGTTCGCAGAGTGGTTCCGAACCGAAGAGAACTGGCCGCACCGCTCGATCCCCACAGATGCGGCAGAGGCGCTCTTCAGCATCGGTCGCCCGCCGCGTGCCACCGCACAATGCGGCGAAGGCGCCACAACCGTCGATTGCGATCGACACGAGCTTTCGCATCGGAAGCGCGCATGACCCGCCGCCTCTACCGCATCGATCATTACGGGCGCCGTACCCCCGCATCCTGGTGGCGGCAGCTCCTGTTCCGCCTCTCCCTCATCGGAGCCCGCCGCGCATGACCGACCTTCGCCAGGGAGTCAGCCCCGCCGCCCACGCCGTCCTCGACCTGCTCGACGCCGAAGCCGACGGCTGGGGCAACGCGCACACCCTCGCCGGCCAGCTCGACGAGGCGCGCCTCGCCGCTGCGACCGCCCATGGCCACTACATCACCCATCGGCCGCTCGCCGAACTCCGCCCCTACGCGGTCGAGGCGGCAGCCCGGCTGATCGACGCGGTGCGCGAGATCGACCGGTGCATCGCGGCGGGTGAGAAGTGATCGAGCAGCGCCTGTGACCAAGCTCCGCACCCCCCTCACCTTCGCCGACGCGATGACCCGCGTCGCCGGCGCGATCGGCTGGGCCGAGGCCGCCCGCATCGCCGGCCGATCCGACCGCACCCTGCGCGCCTGGTCCGACCCCGAGCTGACCCAGACGCCCCCGATCGCGCTCGCGCTCGACCTCGACGCCGCGTTCCGCGCGGCGGGAGGCGACGGTGCGCCCTTTCAGGAAGCGTACGACTTCCAGCTCGACGTCGCGCGCGAACGCCAGGATGCCTGCCGCCACGCGCTCGCCGCCGACATCGCCGTCGTCGCGCGCGAGCTGGGGCAGGCGGTCGCCGCCGCCATGGCCCTGCTCCAATCCAGTGCCTCGTCGCGGGACGTGCATCGCGCGTTCGCCGAGGTCGCCGAGGCCGCTGCCGCGCTCGACGCGCTCCAGCTTCGGCTTGCCAGCTTCCTTCCGCCGGGCGTGGGGCTCGATGCGGGGAAGGCGGGGGGACCCCAGTGAAGAAGCCGACCCACACCCGACTGCCGACGATGGAATGCCCGGACTGCCGCGCGCGGATGATTACCCGCTCGTCCGAACCGGTGACCGCCTCCGTGCGCGAGCTGCGCCTCGTCTGCTCCGATCCCGACTGCGGCGCCTATTTCTACGGCCAGCTCGCGCTGGTCCGCACCGTGCGCCGCGGCCCCACCCCCAACCCGGACGTCCGCCTCCCTTTCGCCAGCCTGCCCCGGCCGGCGAATGAGAACATGCGGACGCCCGCCAACGACGTGACCGGCCTCGGCGCTGCGATCGGCGCGCTCATGACCACCTGACCCTGCGGCCACCCGGCCGCACTCGCCCCGCACTGTCCCGCCCCCGGCCGGAAGCACCCCGCTTCCGGCGACGCCCCCGCCTTGTCCGAAGAGGAGCCCTGCCATGAAGCACTTCGTCCTGCCCGCCCGCCAGCACGGCAAGAGCCTCGCCGCCAAAGCGGCGCGCGCCTTGGAGTCGGTCGTCACCGGCCCCCTCACCCCCGGCGATTACCTCCGTCTGCGCCGCGAGGCCGCTGGCCGGTCTGCCGACCAACTCGCCCGCGACCTCGTCACCGTCATCGCCCACAATCGGCCACTGCCGAAGCGCGCGCCCAGCATCGCCGAACTTGGCGCGCGCTACATGCGGATGCTCGACACGGTACGGCTGCTCGAAGCGCCGCGCAGCCTGTGCCTCGACACCGAGCTGCTCGACGCGATCGCCAGCATCATCCCCTTCGATCCCGCGGTCTACCACCAGCTCGCGACCGAGCCCGCAGATCGCCACCCCCGCATTTGCCGCAGCTGCGCCTGCTCCGATCACGATCAGTGCGCGACCCATCACGAGTGCTGCCGCTGGATCACTCCCCAGCTCTGCTCCCATTGCGTCGAGGGCGGCCTTCGCATGGCCGCGAAGGTGGCGGCATGAGCGCCCCGGCTGCTTGCGAGCCGCGCTCGCGGGACGCGGCAAACGCCGCCCGCTCGGCCCGCCGGGCCGCGGGCCTCGCCTGGGCGCGGGCTTGGCGCGAGCGGAACCGCCCGATCTTTGACCGGCTGGAGGCGGAAGGCCGCTTCCTGCCCTGGGAGCTCGGCCGATGACCCCGGCACCGCTGCCGCCCCGCTCGCGCCTGCGCCGCACCGTCCGCGCCGGCCTGGTGACGCTCGCCGTGATGGTCGCCGCCCCGATCCTGCTGGTGATCTTCCTCCACCGGCTGGGCGCGGGCACGCGATGACATGGCCGGCGAACCCGTCTGCGGCGACCGCGCCCTGTACCAGGGCATCGGCCAGCGCCGCGGTAAGCAATGCGATGTCCTCATGGCGCGCCGCGTTCACGCGGCGATCCGCTTCGACGACGGCATCGCCGCGCTGTGCCTCACCGCGGACCTCCTGGTCGTGCCCCGCCGCCCGGCCCCGATGTGGTGACCGCGCCCGTCATCCCCGCCCGGTGCGATCCTCTCCTACCGGAGCGGCCTCTGGCGTCCCCGCCATTGCGTCCCCCAGCACGAGGTCTTCAGCCATGACCACGCTTCCCGCATCCGCTTCCGATCGCCATCCCGCGATCAGGGGCGATGATGCCGCCCGTTCCGCAAAGGCGGAACACGTCGCCCGCTCCGTCGCGATCACCCGCATGATGGGCATGGAAACCGCCTCGATGCTGCTCGGCGGCAAGCCGGCGCTCGCCGAAGTGCTCGACGTCACCGACCGCGCCCTGCGCTACAAGCTGACCGGCGACCGCAGCATATCGAACGCCGAACTGGTCGCCACCGCCGATGCCCTCGACGCCCGCGCCGCCAAGCTCGCCGCACACGCCGGCAAGCTCCGCGCCGAGGCACGGTCGTGACCGCCCCCGCCATCATTCGCGCCGACGGTGTCGACTGGCCGCTCGACACCTTCATCGACGCCTATCGCCTGACCCGCGTCGACCGCTTCGACGCGCCGCCCTGCACGTCGATCGACGCCAGCGGTGTTCGTGTCCAGGCGGTGACCCGCACCGGCGAGCTGATCGCCGATCGCACGGCGGACGCGCTGATCTGGGGCGACATCATCGCCTACCGCCCGGTCGAGGGTACCCGCGCCGCTACCCCCTGCCTCGGCTGCGACCAGCCCGTCATGCGCGACAGCGATGCCGAGGTTTGCGAGGCCTGTGAGGACTTGGCGGACGAGGTCGGGCTGTGCTGATGACGGCACCTGCCCCGGCGCGTGATGTATCCGCACTCGCTGACCTCGCGGCACGCTACCAACAGCTGCTGTCGCCCGCGGCGCGGGAACGCCGTGCCCGCGAAGGGGCCTGGGCATGGTCCCTGCTCGCCAGCATCCACATAGCGCGGCAGGGAGCCGCAGAGACCTGCGACTACACTCACCTCGACCGGCTCATCGCCGGTCGCGACGACCGTCTCGCCACCTTCGGCCGTCCGGATCGCGCCTTCGCGCGCGACTTCCTGATCCCTTGGGGCCGCTTCTACCGCGACACCCGGCCGGAAATGCTCCCGGCGTGGCGCAAGGTGTGGCGCGACGCCCGCACCGATGTCGCCGCATGAAGCCGAACCCCGGCTACTGCCCGTCCGAGGCGATCGGCAAACGCGTCCGCGTCCGCCTCGCCCATGGCGGCATCGGCCGCACCGACGACAATCCCATGTCCCCGCCCGGCTGGGCCGCGGACGGCCGGGGCGGCTGCGACTGGCGCCACACCGGCAGCCCCTTCGCCATCGCCGAATACGAGGTCATCGCCTGATGCTCCAGCGCACCACCACCCGCACGTATCGCGTCGCTCACCTGTTCTGCGACATCGGCACCGACGCAACGGGCTTCAACCAAGCCAATCCGCGGCAAGCCTCGAACGGCTTGGACGCGGCATGACACGTACCCTGTCCTTCGACGAATTCGTTGCGCTGCGATACCTGCAATGCGGGTCCAGCACGGCCACACACCACGTCGCCCGGACCCTCGGATACGATCGAGTCCACGGAATTTGTGCGACCCGCCGCGCGCGGACCCTGCTGCGCCGGCTCGGCCGATGGGGCTTGGTCGTGGGCGACACCGGCATGGGCGGTGGTGGCACTCGCTGGGGGAAAATTACGGAAGCCGGGGTGGAGGCGCTGGCATGATCGGCATTGCTTCCGTGCAGATCGGCCCGGCAACCCTCTACCTCGGCGACGCGTACAGTATCCGCCCGTCGCTGGGCTTCCACGACGCTGACGTGATGGACCCGCCATACCTCATTCGCGCAACGGGGGGCGGGCGGTATCGCAAGCGCCGGCCGATGTTCGATCAGATCGTCGCCGATGATTTACACCGCGGCTTCGACATGACGATCGTCAACCCGCTGCTCTGCGGCGCCGCGATCGTGTTCGCGCACAACGATCAGCTCGCGCAGCTGCTCAGCCTGGTGCAGGGCCAGTTCCACCGCCACGCGCTTTGCGTCTGGCAGAAGACGAATCCGCAGCCGATCGCCAACAAGCACTATCGACCGGACGCCGAGTTCTACGTCCACGCCTGGAACCGCGGCTATCATCCGGGCGGGGGCATCGCAAACCTCATGCGGGTCAGCCGCATTACTTCGCCGCGCGGGCCCGCGCGGTACGACCACCCCACCACCAAGCCCGACACGCTCATGGCGAAGATCGTCGCCAACACCGCCGGCGACAGCATCTGCGACCCCTTCATGGGCACCGGTTCGACCGGCGTCGCCGCGATCCGCGCCGGAAAGCGCTTTTCCGGGATCGAGAGGCATCCCCGGTATTTCGACACAGCCGTCCAGCGGATCACCGCTGCAGTGGCCGAGGTGGAGCGCGCGGCAGCGTGATGCCCCATCGCCTCGTCTCCCCCCCCACCACCGCCGTCCAGGTCCGCGACCGTGTCGCCGAATTGCACGACGCCCAGCGCCCGAAGGAAGCCGCATGACCACTGGCCGCAGGGCCTGCACCCTCTTCGACCTTGATCGCCGTCTCACCCGCAAGATCGAGACGGAGAAGACGCTCCAGATCAGTCCCAGCGACCTCGAGTGGCTCGTCGCCTCGGGCGCCATCGACACATTCCGCGCCTTCGTGGCCGACCAGCAGAGGACCCTATGCGCCGAACGCCGCGCCCGAAGGCAATCTATCAGCGAGGGGACTTCCGTCTCTATCGCCGACCAGACCGGGCCAACCTCGAAATCGTCTGGTACGATCCCGCTGCCCGACGCGAGCGAAGCGCTTCGGCGGGCACGAGCGATGACGGGCTCGCCCGGCTAGAGGTCGACCGCCGTTATCTGGCTGCGGCCGGGTCGCCGATCTGCTCCGGCTGCGGGCGACCGTTCGACGGCAACGCCGCACCGCTGCTGACGGCGGCGATCACCGATTACCTGCTGCTCGGTGAGGACAAGAAGGGCTTCAAGGCGACACGCGGCCGACTGGCGCTCGCCGTCGAGTATATCGCGACGACCGACCTGACCGTCACCGTCGCGGCGATCGATGAGCGCTGGGTCGCGGGTTTCCGCAAGTGGCTCGCTACCCGGCCGATCGTGGCGCCGCGCAGCGGCGCGACGCGCGAACGCTCGCTCGGCCATGTCGAGGGATGCGTGCGCCAGCTCGCCGCGGCGATCAACGCGACGCCTGGGCAGAAGGCGCGCTTCAAGGCTGAGCAGCCGAAGAACGTCTCGGCGTCCCCACGCTACCGGGCGGACATCCCGATGTTGGCGGCGATGTTCCGCTACTGCCTGGATCCGTCCGGACCGAAGGTTCGGAGCGACAAGGAACGCGCGGTCTACATCGGGTATCGCGCCAACCTGCTCCGGTACCTGCGCGCGGCTGTCGCGACCTGGGCGCGCCCGGAAGAGATCACGGACCTGCGCGCCGACCAGTGGATCCCGGAGGCGGGCGTTCTCGACCTCAACCCGCGCGGCCGGCGCCAGACGCGCAAGTATCGAGGGATCATCCCGGTGCCGCGCCGGTTCGCGCCGTACCTCACGGCAACGCGCGGCAGCTACATGCCAATCGCGAACATCCGCGGCGCGTGGGACACCATGCGTGCGGAGATCGGGCTGCCGACCGAGCGAGGCGAGGCGGGCTGGAAGCTGATCCGCCGATCGGTGTCCACGCTCGCTCGCCGGCGTATCGGCGAAGCGAACTGGCGGCAGGGCGAGATCATGCTCGGCCACGTCCGCACGTCGACCAGCGACATCTATGCGCTTCGCGACCCGGCCAACCTGGGCCTCGCGCTCGCGGCCACAGAATCGATCATCGACGACATCTGCGCGCTCGTTCCGGGCGCCTTTCACCGCGCCGACACCGCAAACGGCGCCGACGACAATCTACAAAACGGGGGTAAGAATGGCTGA